GTTATATATAGCTGTGACTATTGATCGCTCATTACCCCTACTAAATCGAGGTCTATCAGGTCGATTAGAATAACTCGATCCATAATGCTGATACTCGCGTGTAGGATCTTTGTTCATGAAAGCATTATAGGCATGCTGAAGCCTATCTATAAATCCCATTTTGAATTTCCTCCTTATTCAAAAAGTCTCTTCACGTAATCCTGTCCGACCTTCAAATCGTTCGCCGGGATAGATCTTACTTTCTGTTTCGTCGCAGCTATATAAGTCTCATTAGACGCAATTTTTAGACGTGTTTTAGCAGCTTTCACGGCTAGCTTATCTGATTTAGCAGCGTATTTCGCAGCTTTGATTCCATAACCGGTTGTTTTAGAAACTCGTTCGGCATCCATAGTTTTCTTGGCACTTTTATACTCCAACTTGGCAGCTTTTCTTTCGAGTTTCATTTTTGACATAGCGTCATCCTCTTTAAGAGCTTTTTTCTTAATCACCGCAGCCTTTTTAGAATACTTAGCAGCCTTTACAGCAGCTCTATTAGATCTTTCTAGATCATACTCTGAATGTACTTTCTCAGATTTCTTTCTTGCTACTGCCGCTTTCTTATCGTAGTTTAAGGCTTTCTTTCTAAGGCGCTCATTAGCACTGCTTTTACCTAATGATCTACGCACGCCCCATTTCATACCAAGAACGCCATAATGTAATAATTCCTCATCGTTTGCATAAAATGTGTTATTCATTTCTCACCACCCTTTAGTCAAAAGCATCCTTATTAAGTTTATAAGCAACGTATGCATCAAGCATAGCGGCCACTGAATCGATCTTATGGTCATAACGTTGCTTTAACAATTTCCTGTTACCATTTGTATCTTCCATCGTGATACAGTTACCCATAGTGAAGCTCATGATAGATTCGTCGAAGATGAGCATTCGTTCCTCGGCGTATTTCTTTAATTCGCCCAACGGAACTGATTCTGTTCTAGCTCCCTGAGGAACTTTCTCAATACCGAACGGACCGTTTTCGCCTTCCCATCGAGCAATGAACTCTCTAGCATTATAAGGGTCATAACCAAAACATCGAACATCGTAGTTTTGCTCGATGATGTGTCTGTCCAAATCCTCGTAAACTTCCATCATATCTAAAACGGTACATTCGAGAATTACTAGACTGCCTTCTGCTATGAATTCCTCATACTTATTCCTCATCGCTCCGGGTAATTTCCTCAGAGTTGTAGAGGAAATATAATTTCGAGTCTTGACTCCGAACGATCCATCTCGTAGCGGAAACATGAATGTAAATGAGCAAAAGTCGTCTCCTTGTGAAAGGTCTGCTCCTACAGCACAGGCCATACCACTGAAATCCTGACGTCTATGTGGAAGTGTTTCCTCATAAGTAAAGTAGTAGGTATAACCCTCCATAGGAATGCCGAAACGTTTTGCCAGGATATCATTTCTGACAGCCGGGTTCTGTTCTGCTCTTACTACGTCTAACTGGTATGTATCGTAAGTAACTGTTCTGCCGAGATTCGGATTTGCTTTTATCCACATCTCCGGATCTGCAACTTCATCAATAGAATCTAACTTATACCACCAAATGGAGGTGTGAGGAGCGTCGTATTCTCCTTTTAGAATCTTCATTAATTCCATTTTGATTGTATCGCCAGGGCCGTTACGAACAGTACCTTCTGAACTAATGGCTACTATTAAATAGTCGTTATTCTCAGCACTACCCTGTTCTTTTGCAGCACCCTGTTCGATCGCACCGATAACATCTTCTCTGGTATCACCAGAAAGCCATTCGTCAATCGTAGCGACCTTAACTTTAAGACCTTGGAGTTTATCGATACTCATAGGTCTAATCTGTATCATAGAACCTGTGATAAAGTTCTCAATACCTTTTTTAGTTGAAGCAAGTTTACAACGGTTCGCTTTGGAGCCTGTTGTATTTTGTAATGATCCATCAGTAAGAAACTTAAAGAATGGACCTCTAGCCCTGGTTATAGCAGTTCTAATCGGCGACAATACTTCTTCAGCCTGCATCATTGTAGGTGCAGTTGTAATCTGATATGTTGTAGTAGTGTCGATGTTTAAGAAGAAGCTTTGTAGACAGGATGCATACATCGATTTAGCAGCACCCCTCGCTACTATCAGATACTGTTTTCTGATAAGTCGCTTCTTAATTCTCTTAGTGACATAATGCCCGCCTTTTCCATTAGGGTTGGGCTTATACACCTCGCGCTCTTCGAAGTAATACCAACCGAAAATCTGCTCTGACCAGAGTTTAAACGAATCGAGTAGAACCAAGTCTTCACCGTTAGTTAAAGTGAGCTCATTCTCACAATAATCAATAAAACCCTGGATAGCTTGGTCGTCGTACCAAACCACAGGGTTCTCAATAAGCGCATCTATTCGGTTCATCTCCATCGAGAGTTCTTCGCAAACTGGTATTTCGCCTCGTATTACAGCTTCTCGAAACATGCCGTAATACTTAGGTGCGGCGGTATTCGATAGTGCCATAGAACCTCCTACTTCTTCTTGTTATTAGCAAATACAATCTCTTCGCCAACAACCTTGTTTATTCCTTTAGCCCCAAACGCTTTTGCAGCTTGTGCTAATAGATCCGCCGTAACATTATCAGCCAGTTTATCAATTGATGAATCCATTAATTTGTCAACGAATCGTTTAGCTTTTGTTTGGAGCTGGGTATTTTTCTGAAGATCTGCGAGGGTTTTTTCCGCGGTTAGACGAGCCGTTCTAGCTGCAATCTCTTCATCGGTCATATCTTTAATCTTGATTTTACCGGCTTTAATCAGCTTTGCACGCTCTTCGGCATTCTTCAGTCTCTCGGCTTCTGCCTTCTGCTTAGCGACTCTAGCATCTCTAGCTTTCTGCAAGTTCTTCTTACGGGTCTTAGCGACTTTTTGCTCTTTAATTCTTTCCCCGAGAGATTTGCCTGAGCCATAACGCTTTTCGCCAGCAGACGTTAAACTACCATCTTTGTTCTGATAACGCCTAACGCCCCACTTCATCCCATTGATGCCGTGATGGTATAATTCGTTATACTCCATTTTGAATTCCTCCTTTCACGTAATCTAGCCTTTGTCGGCTGTAACATTGAGGCGCCACTCAAGTTCTTTTATAGTTTCCTTATAGACCTCTGTTGTGGCGCCACTGTTTGGAGGATCAAAAATAAGTTTTACGCGTAAGTATATGTAAGTTTTCACAGCTTCATATAACATGGTATCACTCATGTCTATGAAGTCATCCCAGATTGCGGTGTCATCACTAATTCTGAAACCGGTAGCTGGGCCGACACCAAGTTGAGTTAGGGTCGCAAATGCAGTGTTGATATGGATGATTATATCGGTATCGAAATGCTCATACTCCTCCGGAGCTCCTATCAACTTTTTAATTGATGTCAGTATACTATCCATGTTAAAACTCCTTCATTATTTAACGGTGATGAATTTCTTCATGCAATAACCTTCAACACCTGCTGCGGTAGTTACTTTGTAGAATTCTTCTGTCGAAGCTGCTTTGTCGATTTTAACTTCGGCGTCAACATCGATCATGGAGATCACTGTAGCGTCCGCTTTAGGAGCTTTACGCACACGAAGTTTCTCGCAATCTGTTACAACACCTTTAACAGCTCTTGCTTTCTTTGGGGCTGGGGCTGGTTCTGGTGTTGGTTCTACCGCAGGCTCTGCTGCAGGAGCTTCTACTGTTTCTACTACTTCTACCACTTCTTCAATTTCTGTTTCAACTACAGCTTCTTCGACCTGTGCTGGCTGTTCTGCCTGTGGTTTATTGTTGCTGTAATTCTGATAATTTCTGTAATTGTTGTGTTTGGACATTTTAAGGTTCCTCCTTTTTAGTTAGTTTTAATCGTCCGACTCATTGAAACGTGTCGCTGACCGTACTGATTGAGGCGATGTTCCCTGCGCGTATATTATGCCGGCCATCGGTACGGTAACAGCATTTACACCAAGATTAATAAGAGTATCTCTTACTACAGATTTTCCAACCGCAACTCGTTCTTTTTGGATTTGATCGTGGGTTAGATTTTTAACTTTAGCTATTTCAAGATTTTTCAGATATTCTCTGCCGACAATTTCGTTTTTAGCTAGTTCGGCTTTATTCATATATTTTGTTTCACCGGTTTTGCGGTATTTTGCTTCGCTCTTTTCAACTTCTTTTTGGAGAGCATTTATACCTTTTTCGCGATGTATTCCATATAGGCCGCTATGTTTACTACGATTATGATATCGCTCAGTAGCTTTTACCTGTTTCTGACGATAACGTTCGTCGGACGCATCCTGCTTAACCTTTCTCTTCTTCCCAGCTGCTGTTAAAGTTCCATCGGGATTCTGATATCTACGCACTCCCCACTTCATACCAGGAATGCCATGATGGTATAATTCGTTTTCGTACATTTCTCTCACCTCCCGTCAACTTTTCATCATGCGGTTTAGGAATTTAATTCCTTCATTAACCACGTTAGATGATGCGTTGATTTCATCCTTATAAGTACCTTGCTGGAGTTTGAATTTTTCGGTGAGAGCTTTAGCGGCGACAGCGACCACCATCTGCCCGGTTTTTACATAATCTTTCAGACCGGCAATAGTACTACCCTTGTCGAATTTGTTTAATGAAATTTTTCTACCGGAGCCGAGATCGTCTAATGCATCTAGCTCGGGATGTTTCTTCTTAACCAAGTAGTCGTCAATTAAGTATTCGGTAGTTCCATCGGCATTAGTTCTAACGTATTCGGGATCTTTTCTACGAACAATATCCTGCCACTCTTGCGTCTGCTTTACTTTCGCAACTTTTGAATCATAATTGGATGCGTTAGTGTCATAGATGTTTTTCGATTCGTTGTAGTAATATCTCCACTTGCCGTTAACTTTCTTTTTGTCTATGTATTTGTAGTGGCACAATTCGTTTGGTGTGTCACCCTTTCTGATCACATAAACTTTCTGCTTCGTTCCCGTAATTCTCACCTCCTCCAAGGACATGTGTCGTTTCTGTATCTTTCTACTGGTCCTAATATCAGTAAGTCCTCATCGCCAAAGTGAATGGCATCATGAGTGTTCTTTACTGTACATATTAAATATTCCGGGTCGAGGAGAAATTCGCTTCGATAGACTATGCCCTCGACATCAATGGGGTTCATATTGTGGACCAGTATCTTTCCATAAATTTCCCTGTCCGCTATTCCGAGATCACAACCACAGTCGCGGACTATAACATGGTTTCGTACATCTCGCCATTCTTGTGAGCGATAAAATATCTGATTGAGATAACGGTCGAAACCGAAAGTGTCTTCACCGACTCTACCGCCCAATCGCAAATATCGATAACGCTCTTCGAATGTCGGTAGTGTGATTAGTTCGGAGTAGGTTCTAATATTCGTCGAATTCATCTTCGTCATCTTCACCACCTTGTCCGCTGTATTTCTTGAATGCCTTAATAGCCTCGCTGAACATTTCTTCAGACCGCTGCTGAGAATATATGGCTTCTGCTTTAGCCGCGATAAGCTTCTTCTGCTCAATGAGAATCTCTTTTTCAAGTCTAGCTTTAGTACTTGCTAGTTTTAAAAAATGTGTAGTCTCTTGAGAGGATGCGGTACCGTCTATTAGACGTTGCTCGACTAAGTCAACGGCTAAAGATATCAGCTGTTGCTCTCTGGCTTCTGGTGTTAAAGCAGGTCGGATGTTTCGAGTAGTACTATGTGTGCTTGGACTCTTTACTTTAGCCACACTTACCGCCTCCTTTCTTATAGTTTTAGTATGGTTTTGCAATGG